ATGCGAGCAATAATCTGATTGATTGGTAGTTTAGAGTTGTCCATAAGTCTTCCTGTGATTAATGCGAATAAGGATGTTCTTGTCTGTGCTGACTTGGCGGCACGATATCTGTAATAGCGGTAATACTTTCAACCTCGTCCATTTCAAAGAAAAATCGCTCACCACCATTCACAGAAAGCAAACTTAAAACCCCACCATTGATGCCGACAAATTCTTTAATTGTGCATCTTCCATCCTTCAAGCACACCTGAACAAACTCATTCGGCACAAGCTCTGCATCTGGATCGCAAACTACATACCAACCATTACGAATTGCTGGAAACATGGAGTCGCCAGTGCCTTTAATGCCATAAGCTCTTGGACCCGCTGTATGAGTTGGAACATAGCCATCACCCGCATTTCCGTCATACCCCATATCAGTGAAGTACCCATCCATTCCCATCTTTGAATAAGCTTTGACGGGAACGTATCTTTTTTGAATAGGGAATGGTTTATCTGATGTTTGAACAAACTTAACAGCTTCTTCACTATCTGGAATATTGTACTTCTGCTTAAAGGCTTCAATATCAAGAACATTTAATTGAGGTAAATTGTTCGATTCCTGTTCAACCGGTCCACCATAAAGCAACCAATCGTCACTCACACCTAAAAATTTCGCAATGACTTTCAAGTTTCCCGCTGTAGGAACGCTAGTGCCATCTAGCCATTTCTTTACAGCAACAGGAGATTTTTTTGTTGCTCTTGCTAAATCAGCGGCTCTTAATTTTTTTTCTTCAAGTTTTTGCCTAATTCGAGAGTGTAAAGACATAACAAATATTCCAAAAACATTAACTAATGTTAATACGATCTATTGAAACTATGGTTAACAAGTGGTAAATTTGGTTTATTAACTATAGTTAACTTGGTGTAACCATGAAAATTAGTGATCTCATGACATACCACGACTGCAAAAACCGGAAAGAGTTGTCTGAAAAAACTGGATATTCAACTGTGACCCTCTGGAAGTGGGAAAACAACGGTATACCAGCCAGAACTCAAGCAGTCCTGCAAGTCAAAACCAAAGGCAAACTTAAAGCTGACTTAGAAGCATTAACCGCTTAGGAACTAAACCATGAGCAAATTATCAGTTGAATTAAACGCAAGAGCCAGAAATACACATACGCTCATTTTGCATTCACTTGGAAGTGTTGTGAATTCTGCTCTCGGAGAGGAAATCGGATTTGATGGCCCTTGGATATCTAAGTTTAAAAATGACAAGAAAAGCAATGGCTTAACAGATCTTGAGACTATTTGTGTTTTATTGGACAAGCTTGGTCTAAAGATAATTCCTGAACAATATCAATGCTATGACAAGCAATTAATTGATTCGATCTTTTTCTTGGCGCGCCTTTCTATGAATCGTGCTTCGGAAATTAATGACTTCCAACACACGGCTATAGCGCCACGTTTAGAAGAATTCGGATATTAAAAAACCGCTTCCTGCGCGAACAGGTTTGCGGTCGTATTCATCAATCAGGAACTAATGAATGAAGACAAATTTAGCACATAAGCAGGAGGAGGACAACGTTATTACGTTGCACCCATCTACTGCTAAGAAAAAAGAGCGACAAGCCATGTCAGATAAATTCGACAAAGGCTACGTTATGTCTAGTCGGCTTTATCGGAATGAAGTTAAGCCATTTCTTGGTGATGCTGCTCGTAACGTCTATGCCGAGCTAGAGGAATACATTAGTGGATTCAACAAAGAGTCTGACTTTGTTAGCTACTCACAACTACAAGGCAGAAAAATTGAAGGCCTAGAAGAGCATGTTCGTAAGTTGAGCACAGCTACAGTTCGTGCAGGCTTAAAGCAGCTTATTGAGTTCGGTGTTATTTCTATTGTTGCTACCAATCCTAAGCTAGGGAACAAGTACAAATTAAATGAGATTTCACTTGTTGAGCACTTTAGTAACAAAAGCACTTCAGAAACTAAAGCACTTCAGAAACTAAATAGCACCACTTTAGAAACTAAAGCGCAAGGCACTTTAGAAACTAAAGCGCAAGGCACTTTAGAAACTAAAGACACAATAGATATTATTTATAGATATTTAATTATAGATAATTTATTTAACTCGCTTCGCTCAAACAAACCGCTTGAAGCTCATTTTTTTGTTTATCAAGAAACTCAAAAACAGATCCTTCTTGAACAACAAAAACTAGAAGCTGAAGAGAAAGCAAAAGCTGAAAAAGAACGCAAAGACAGAGTACGCAAGTTAAGTTTTGATGAAGTTATCAAACTTACTAAAAACACCTTTGCAACCCTTTGTGATCTTGAACTTTGGGAACAGTACGTAGCAAACCGTTCTCAACAAGCTAAAACCAAATTAACTAAGAATGCTCTAAACGCTATCTACAAAGACTTCATTGAATGGGGTTATGAAGGTTCTAACCAATCTTTAAAAACCTCAATCACTGGAAACTATCAAGGTCTATTCGCTCCAAAACAACAGAATCATGGTTTTGGTAATCAAAGCCAAGCTTCAACTCGTATGTCTGAAATTCAAGAGTTAATCGCAAAAGAGGAGGCTGGCTATGAACAGTATGGTTTCTAGCAATCAAAACGCTGTAGAACATATCAACTCTGCAAAAGTTGTCGGTATCTTCAAAGCAATTGCCCCACGTTCATTTGAGAAAACGTTTGAAGGAATTAAAACAGAACAAATCAATCATGCAATGAAGATCTGCATTGATGGACTTACTCGTGAACAAATAGATAAAGGCCTTTGCATGGTCCGTGACAGTGGCTACTGCCCTGATCCTGCAATGTTCCGCAAGTGGTGTTTAGGTATTCAAGGTTTCGGTACTGAGCAGCAGCGTGCAGTTGATTCATTCAAAAAGAAGAATGCAGCTTTAGCTAACATTGTCAAATGGCTTTCTGACCGTGATGTTGAAATTACAAATGCAGAAAAAGAAGCTTACAACCGTTGTTATGAGATGTTTTCAAATCTCAACTACTCGAATAACTATGAGCGTTCTTCGTATTACGCATATGAAGCATTCAAAGATAACTATGTTGATGTAGTGAATGAGTTTGTTGAAAAAGGGATTACGCAGACGAAATGGTCTAAGCCACCTCAAATAGATCTCAGTGTTCTGTGTGCCGAAACTGGCAGCGAGGAAAAAGCAGAAGCAACTCCAATGACAAAAGAGGATTTTGAAAAGCGTACAGCATATGTTGAATCACGTATTCCACAAATCATGTCTGATCGGAACTGTGACAAATCAATGGCAAAGCTTTATGCCATGGCTGAGTACCACAGTTCAAGAGTGGAAGAGGGAGGTGCAGCGTGACTCTAACTGAAATTAAATTCCGATTAATCACAATCGCGGAAAAAAGAAACCGACCTTACTTCGACATGATCGTGGTTAAAGAAGTACATGAGGCATTCAAAAACAACACCTACCACGAATTAAAAAATTACGTGCTTGCTGAAATGGAAGTTTCTGTTTTGAACATGGTGGAGTTAGGCAGATGAATTACAAAGAAATGATGGCACTACGCTGCGCGTACAACCATGGGTTAAAAACAACTGAGACAAGAGCAGCTGCATGCTTGTATATCAAACTTAGACGTGCAGGGAAGATTGAAGAGTTCAAAGCTGAAAGCATGACTAAACGTTACAAGCAAGCAATGGCAGACCACGAATCAATATACGGAGGCGGGGATGAGTAAAAATCTTTTGATCGGACTTATAAGTTTTATTACGGGATTCGCCTTCTGCTGGAATGAAGTTGTCGATTTATCTAAGAAGGGTGAGACATTCACGATAAGCGGAACACCATACAAAATCATTGAATTGGATGTTGTGGAAAAAGGAGCAAGCCATGAGTGAGTTTAAAGTCGGGGATTGGGTTAAACGCACAGACAAAATAACCGAGTCTATCTACCAAATAAGCAGTATTGATAAGGATCTTATCAAGTGTAATTTCATAAAGAATGGGGAAAACTGGCGTCTTCATGCAACCAAAGGAGAGATTGAGCACGCCACCCCTGAAGAAATAGCAGCAGGCCACCGCATTGATAAACCCTCGAATCCGAGGGAATTAGAAACCCTAGACAAACCAGAAAACCACATTTCGCCTAATTGCAAAGTGGGGGATGTGTGAGATGGATAAGAAGATTGTTAAAGAAGTAGCTTTAGCCAATGGCTTTAAATTGAAAGAACAGCCTGATGGTTCACTTGAACTTAATCCTTATGTTTATGTGTTTGCGGATAAGTTGGTGGAGCACCAGCTAGCGAAAGTTTGTTCTTTGGAAGAACAGGTGGAGGAGCTGCAACAAGATTTAGAAGCTCAAAGAGAAGAAACAATCAAAGGATACACAAAGATTTCTGATCTTCGGTTAGAGCGTGACGAGCTGCAAAAGAGGGTGCAATTCCTTGAGCAAGAATTAGGTGCATGGAAAGGGAAATCTATTGCAGCGATGATAAATGGCATGTGTAAACAATGTGGCAAAGAGCCATGGCAGGCAATAGTTTCTGATAAAGATGGTTATGCACTTCTACAATGCTTTGGATGTGGCGCAAACAAGTATGAATTGGTTGGAGAGCAAGCGCTCAAGGGGGAAGGACAGTGAACTTTGATAATGAAATGATTAAAGGTATTTCTCAAAGTGAGTTTGAAAAAG